AAATTAAAGTAATAAAAAAATAAAATATTTTTATTAAAGTAATAAAAAAATAAATTATTTTTATTAAAGTAATAAAAAAATAAATTATTTTTATTAAAGTAATAAAAAAATAAATTATTTTTATTAAAGTAATAATTGATTTATTATATTTAAAAATAATTGGATATCCACTTTAGTTATATATAATAAAACTTATGATTTTACAAATATAGGAATATTTAAAAATTATGATATTCATGTTACCTTAATAGATACATTATGGGGTGGACTATTACTTTCAATAACAACATATATTTATTATTGATTGAATTAATAAAATAATTTAGAAAATATATTTATTTAATAGATTATTATTATTACATAAACAAGTTTTAATTTTAATAATATATAACTTAATTATATTATAAATTAAAATACAATAATTATTATTAATAATATTTATTTTAAGAATATAAAATAAAATTATTATTAATATAAATAAGCTTTATTTAAGAATATAAATAAGGTTTATTTAAAAATATAAATAAGCTTTATTTAAAAATATAAATAAGCTTTATTTAAAAATAGAATATAAAATTTTTATTTATTTATAAAATAATATATATATATGAGTTATTTTTCATTAGAACCAATACAAGTAAATATAAAAGAAAGTAATTACTCAATTAATATAATTAATAATTATGAACATAAATTAAAACAAATAGATATTAATAAATTATTTTATGCGGATAAATATAATTATATTTTATTAGAAAATTCATTTAATGAATTGGCTAAAATAACAAAAACTAAATTTATTAATAAAATATCAATTATAACTTTAACTTTATTAAAAATTATTAATATTAAATTAATAAAAGAAATTGGAATATATACTACTTTTGATATTACAGAATTTATTAAATTTTATAATTTAGATATTTTAATAAATAATAAACAAATATTTAAAATAATAATTATAGATAATTTTGATAAAAATAATTTAAATAAATTAGAAAAAGGTGGAACTATAATAATAATTACTAAAGATTTAAATTTATTAGAATTACAAAATTTATGTATATATTTTAGAAAAAATGCAATAATTTTACCAAAATATTATAATGAAATTAATTATGGTATTATTTTAGAAGATTTTTTAGTAAATCCTATAAAAAATTTTTTAAATTTAAATTATTTTAGTAAAAAATTTGTGAAAAGTATGAATATATTTTTTAAAAAAAGAAAAGAAATTTTGAAAGATATTTATAAACAATGTATATTAAATAATTATGATAACAATATATTATTAAATAATTATAATAATAATATAGTATTAAATAATCATGATAATAATATAATATTATATAATTCATTTCAAATTGCAAAATATTTAGATTTAGAAGTATATGAATTAGATAATGATATAAATTTAATATTTTTAAATATATTAGAAAATATGTATAGTATTGATAATTCAGTCTTTATTAAATTAAAATATCATGATGAACATAAAATTAATTTAATACTTAACAGCGGAGATAATTTTCCAAAAGAAATAAATATTTATAATAAATTACGTTTTAAAGAAACTAATCAAATAGATACTAGGTCTATTGATAAATGGGATATGGTAAAAAAAGAAATAAGATATTATGAAGGAACATTAAATAAAAAATTATTAAATTATGATATTAAAATAAATAAAAATATGCCAGTATCAAGAGCTTGGATAAAATTTTATGAAATATTATTTGAAACAAAAATATATGATAAACTTAAAGGAAATATTAATGCATTTCATATATGTGAAGCACCAGGAACTTTTATTCAATCAACTATTTTTTATTTACAAAAATGGAATAAAGATACTACATATAATTGGGAAGCTATGACTATTGATCCAAAAGTAACTAATATAGGAGATACATATAAATTAATTCAAAATTATCCAAATAAATGGACTTTTAATGACATAACAAAAGAAAAAACTATTAAATATTATAATGAGATTTGTAAAAATAAAGATTTTATAATTGGAGACTGTGGTATTGCTTATGAAGAAGATGATTCAAATGCTGTGTTATTATTTTTTAGTCAAATGTTATTTATATTATTTAATTTAAAAGAAGATGGATGTTGTATTTTTAAACAAATTATTAATTTTAAATTTAAAATATTAATTGATATGCTTTATATTATATTTTATTCATTTAAAAAAATTATTTTTTATAAACCAACTCAAAATTTATTTTCTAATGAATTTTATATTATTTGTTTTAATTATAAATGTAATATTACTAATTTTGATATATTATTTGACATTTTAAATAATAAAAAAATTAATGAAAGTATAATTGATAAATATACTGAAGATTTTTTATATCAATTTACTAATGCATTAAAAAAATTAATTACTAATTTTAATCATGCAATTGAAAGACAATTATATTATACTGATAATTGGGATTTAATAAGTAAAGAACATAAAAATAAAATAAAAAATATGATTAATTTAAAAAATATTGATTGGATTGATAATTTTTTATTAAGAAACTAATTTATTTTTTTTATAGTAATAATAGTTATTAAATAAAAAATTTTAGCCTATTCTGAAGTATCAATTTATTATTAACAAAATAATAGTATTGATGAAATAATAAAAAATTATACATACAATACAGTAATAATAGATTAATAAACTTTCAGATGAAACACATATTTTAGAATTTAATAGTAAAAATTCACTAGTACTTAAGACAGATATTATTTTAGAGTATAAAAATTTTAATATATTTATGATATTAGGTAAATTATTAAAAATAGTAGCAAATATTATAAATTCAATTGATACTAAATAAAGAATATTAACTATATTTTTAATTTAATAAATTATATTTTATTTCTTCTAATTTTTTTTTTAAATATGGATAAATACTTATATTATCTAAATGTTTATTTATTGATTCTATAAAATTAAATTGAGTTAAAATATTTTTTAGTTCAATATCTTTACTAAATTTTAATAAAACTATTATAGTAGGATATATTATTTCAGTATTACTTATATCAGTATTGATACATAATTCTAATCTATTTATAATTTTATTATTTGTTTTATATAAATGAGGTTCAAATATATCATTTATTTCATTTGCCAAGTTAAATATGAATTCATATAAATAGATATCATAGAATTCTAAATTATAATCATATTTAAATTTATTTAATTTTAAATAATTATCTGTAAAAATAGATAATTTAATTTCTTGTATATTATGATTTTGACTAAATATTTTTTTTAAGGCATAATAAATTTGATTAAATGCTATTAAATCGCCTGAATATCTATGAATCTCAATAAAATATTTTATATTATTAGTATATATTCTAATTTTAATAATACATTTTATATAATTAACAAATACTTCTGCTTTTATAGTAAATTTATTTTGATTAATTTTAATTATTAATGCATTTAAATGATTTAAATAATTTATTAGTATATATCCAATTATAAACACTGATTTATTAGTTTCTATTGTAGTAATATTATATCTAAAAAAATTATCATTAGGTTGTTGTGAAGGCTTAAAATCATTATAATTCATAAAAATTAATTCTAAATCTGAAGGTTTTATTAAAATTGTCATAAATACTCTTAGTATTTACTTAAAAATAAATTAAAATCATTTTTTTTTCTTATAATATATATATCATGGAAAGTTTTAATTATAAAAATAATAATAATTATTTTAAAAAATATTTAAAATATAAAAAAAAATATCTAAATTATGTTTTAAAAGGAGGAGAACCACCTAGCTTGGAACTTCTAAGACCATTAGATATACAAATGTTATTAAATTCAGATGCACATAAAGCTGCTTATAATTTATTATCTCTTTTAGATGATATTAAAAATACCACTAACACAATATTTCAAATAGTGACTAGTGAATCATTAACAGCTGGTTTAATATTTTCTACTTTAGTTGATATTCCATATGGTGGTGCCTATAAATATGGATGTTTTGGAGTTTATGATACAAATGCTAAAAGAATTTTTAATAGAGTATCTGTATCAGATGTATACACTCATGAATGTGTTAAACAAATGGCAATAGGGGCATTAATGAATTCCGAAGGAACTATTGCAATTGCTGTTTCAGGTAATGCAATGTCAGATCAAACTAATTTAGATTCTATCAAGAAAATGGGTGAAGTATTCATAGGCATAGCTGCATATTCATCTGAAAAAAAAATTATAGTTAATACTAAAGTAGTAAATTTTTGTAATGATTCTAAATATTCTATACATAATTTATGCAAGGATTGGATTGATATAATTATACAAGAAAATAAATTAAAAAAAATACCATTGCCAGGAGAAGTCGCACACTCAATAGATAAATTAAATAAAGGATTTAATGATTTTACACTAACCTCTATAATAAGTAATTGTATTAGATTGCGGACAGTTATTGAAGCTTGTGATTTTTGTATAAGTTTTATACAAACCAATAAAGATAAATTAATAATTCCTAATTTTATTAAAAACTATACTACACTGGATAGCCAACTGATTGCTACTAGCAATCAGAATGCTCAAAAAATAGATGAAGTTCTAATAAACAAAATAAAGGGAAGCAAATATTTTGGTTTTAAAGGTCCAATTGGTTTAGAAGGTCCAAAGCATTTTATTAACAATATAATACTAAATGAAAGAACACTCCAAGACTATACAATAAAATGTGATGACAATGACTTATGTCAAAGCAATAGAACCAATACTAATTCCGCTTCTATCGCCGAACTTAATTCAGGAACATTTAAACTTCCTGATGTTTTATAATATATTTAACATTTTATTTATATATAAAATATATAAATTATTTGTATATTATATGAAAAAAATATTTAATGAAAAATAAAAAATAATAATTAAAATTTATTAATTATCTAAAAATTATTTCTTAAGAAAAATAAAAGACTAATATTTATTTAACTAAAATTTATATAACTAAAATTTAATTAGTTAAATATATAATAATCAAAATTAATAATAAATATTTTCTACATATATATTATTAATTTTAATTATCTTTCATATAGTATAAAACTAAATACTTTAAATTAGTAGGCAAGTTTTATGTTAATGATAAAATAGGATTAACATTCAGTTAATCCCCTTTAGATAGCCATTTCTAATTAAAAAATATTTTATTATATTTCAATACTTAAAGTGATAACATCTTTTATAAAGTAAATATAAAAACATATGTTTATAAAGTAAATATAAAAACATACTATACCAAACTATATTTATTATATTAAGCAATATTAAAAGTTGATATAATATAAAAAACTAATATCTAACAAAAATACTAAATGAATTATTAAAGATATATTTACCAAAAATATAAACTTTACTAAATAATTTTACAATTAATTACCAATAAATAATGTAATAAATATTTATAAAAAAAATTAAATATATATATATATTTCATCTAATTATTAAATATATTTTTGCATAGATAAATAATAACTAATCAATATAAAATATAGTATATATATTATTTATGATAGTATTTTATAATGTAATATTTAATTATTTAATAAAAAAAATTATATATATATATATATGAATTATTATTTTAAATATTTAAAATATAAATTAAAATATTATAATTTACAATTAGGAGGAAAAGACGTTCCTACTAGGTTACAGCCACCACCACCATCTCCACCACCGCCTCCACCACCGCCTCCACCACCGCCTCCACTACCGCCTCCACCACCACCACCGCCATCATCGCCACCGCCTGCTACACCCAGGGACTGGCAACCCCAATTGACTCTGCCGCCCTGGACCGGGCCACACCCACCACCTCCACCATCAACCACACATCCGCAGGATGCTTCACAATTATCAGCATTATTAGACTCACCCCAGGAATGTTCATTATTACCTACACTAGTTATGGATACACTCTTAAAAATAATTGATGTTAAAATTAGTGAATTTACAACTAAATATACAATAGATATCTCTCCATTTACTAGTTCACATGAATATAAGTTACATGAAACTATAGCATATTTTAAACCTAAAATAAATGAAATAATACAAAAATTAAGAAATATCGAGGAGGCATTTATATCACCTCTTAGAGTTTTAGAGGATAAAGCAATAAGTAATAAATTAGAAGCTATAACTAATGCACTATCTAAATATCAAAAAATGATTGATAATATAAGTTCTAAATTAGATGAAATATTTAATGTAAAACATAAAGATTTTAATATATGTCATATTCAAGATTTATATAAATCAACTAATACAATATCTATAGAAGACATGATTAAACAAATAATTGATGTCGTATGTGCCGAATGTATTAGCGACTGTGAAAATTTCAAACTTATTTTATATCAACTATTTTAGAAAATCTTAAATCTTAAATATTAAATACAATAATATATTAAATATATTTAATAATAATTAATTATTTAACTATTATTAAATTTAGTTATAAAATGTTACTTTAGGTACTTGAATTACATGTTCAATTACATAAATATCATTTTCCAATAATATATAATTATTGTTTTCATCTTTTGCTAATCTTCCAATTGGATAATTTAAATCAAAATCATAAACAACATTATTTCTATCGTGATACCAATAAAATTTTTCCTCAGAATAACTATCTGCTGTTAGTTTCATTACAGCTTTTATTTTCCTTACTCTTATTTTTACAATTTGAGATGTATTTGCATTTAATCCATTATTTGTTTTTAAATCATAATCTATATTAAATTTATAAGCTGGTCCTACATGGTCTTCAAATAATGATTCTTGTGTAAAATTAAAACATCTATATTTATTACCCATCATATTATGATGTTTAAATAATTCACAATCAACAGCAACTTCTTTTACAACATTAATAAATGATAATAATAAATTATTTTTCTTTCTTGATAATTCTTCTAATTTTTCATCAGTAGTAGGTTGTCCATTTTTTCTAACCATTTTATATCTAAAGACATCAACAACTCTTTCATCCATTGGTAAATCCTTATGATGGCAAATACGTATTGCTCTACCAACAACTTGTTCAATTCTCACTTCATTCCAATATGGTTCTATTATATGCACTTGTCTAACATTAAATAAATTAATACCTTCTGTTCCAGCGGGTGATATCATAATTATTTTACAATATTTTCCATATTTATTATTAGGATTATTAAATATTTCTTTATTAATTCGTCTAGTATCTCTATCTATTTTACCATGAAATTCACAGTATCTATATTCATCTTTGGGTCTATTATTTTGCATTGATTCTAAATTACCTTTATTGAAATCATTATCTTTATCTATACTAATATAATCAAATAAATGTAAATAAAATTTTAATATTTCTAAGCCTTCCATAATTACATAATTTGAATAAATTAAAATTAATCCTTTTGTTTTTTTAATATTAAAAATTATTCTTACAAATTTTGGACTTAATTTATATAATTCAAGTAATAATTTACTTTTTTGAGAATTTGATTTCATGTAGGCAGTTAGAACATTATTAAATTCATTTTTAATTTTAGTAATATCGTCTTTTAAAGTATAATTATTATTTTTATCTTCTAAAATAATTTTATCAATATACTTATAAAAATCATTCATATAATTTTTTATAGCATTTTCATATTCAATAATTTCAGGTGTTTTACCTATTGTTTTTTTTCCTTCATCTAATATTATTCCTTCTTTTTCTTTAATTTTAAACATTGAAGGCCTAGGTCTTTTTTCACCATTTAATGGAAATACAAAATTACATGATTGTCTAGTGTATGATAAATAAGTTGATAACGTATCACCAACTTTTCCTCTTGATAATTGCAGTAATGCTTTTTCTTTTTTTCTCTCAATTTCTTCCAGATAATTATAAATTTCTTCTTGAAAAGGTTCCATTAATACATTTACATATTTAACTACTTTTCTAGCATATTTATCTGGAGTTGCTCCTAAATAATATGAAACTAATCCTATTATTCTTCTTTGAAACATATTTTTGGTATTTATATTTAATGATGCAAAATTACTAGATGAAATAAATAATTGTTCAAATAATGCTTCAGAAGTAGGAAATATATCTGGACGTAAAAGATTAAAAATTAAAGCAAATTCAAATGGATTATTAATAACAGGAGTTGCCGATAATAAAATAATTCTTGTATCAGAATTATCTTTTTTTTCTTGTTGAATATAATTATAAATTACTTGTGCTCTTTTACCTTTTTTACTGTAAATATTATTATAAACATTAGTAATAAATCTATGAACTTCTTCTATTATGAAAATAGATTTTTTACTAGAATCAGAATTTCTTATTTTTTCTAAAAAATCTTTATCCGCAAATGGAGAATCATAGTGAATAAAAATTATGTTTGAAAATCTATTTTCATAATTATTTTGCGACATATATTTTTTAATATCTTTTAACCAAGGTTCATCATGTAATGCAGCGGGAATTAATAAAAATACATTCCATTTAGGTGTATAATTATATAATACATTATATATATTTATTGCAGTTCTAGTTTTTCCAGAACCTAAACCATGATATAATAAAATATCTTTAAATGGTGATTGATAATCTAAATATTTTCCTATAAATTCTTGATATAAAGTTAATTCATTAGAATTTTTATCATTACATGGGTCTTCACCATCATTTCTAATTATTTCAGGTAATACAAATTTCTTAAAATTTGACATTATCCATAAGGGAAATAATCGTCCATTGTTTTCTAAATTAATGGAAGATAAATTTTTATTTTTTGATAACATTAATTAAAACTATAAAAAAAATTATTTATTTTTTATAAAAATAATAATAATATATAAATATAATCAATATTATAAAAATTAATAAAGTAATTTTAGTTACAAATTCAATATTATCATCTGAAGGTAAGTATATTCCAGGTGAAGGTGTATTTGTTACTTCAGGTGTATTTGTCACACCAGGTGTATTTGACACACTTGGTGTATTTATTATGTTAGTATAATTAGTAATTAATGGAACATTTGAATCTTTTGTAGATGAAATTACAGTTATAGATGGTATTACTGATTCTGATTTTATATATAGAGGTGTATTTATTATTTTTTTTTTATTATTAATTGTATTATTATTATCGTCATTATCGTCATTATCGTCATTATCGTCATTATCGTCATTATCGTCATTATCGTCATTATTGTCATTATTATTATTTTCTTCTATATCTTCATTGTCATTATTTTCACTATTTTCATTGTCATTATTATCATTATTTCTAACAAATGAATTAGTAATACTTGACATATCTGTAGGTTTGGGTATATTTCCAGAGCATTGTATACATTGTGTAGGTTTTATAATTGACGGGTTAGTAGCCTTAGGAGTTTTAGAATTTACTAAATTATTAACAAAATTTTCATTAGTAATAGTTTCCGTTTGTATTGAGGCAAAATCACAGAAATTCATTATAATATAATATATAAAAATATTTTAATATATTTTATTATTTTTTTTTATATATATATTATTATAAGAAATGATATCATATTTTATTTTAATATTATTTATTTTATTTTTTAATCAGTGGTGTGAAACATTTGATAATGGTAAATATAATAATAATAATAATAAAAACATTGAGTGTATTAATTTAAAAGAAAATTTTAATACTTTTGATAAAAATAATAAAAATGATAAAAAATTAAATTTAGAAAATAATAATCTCCAATTATATATTGATAATGTTCAAAAATTAAGTATTAATAATAACAAAGAAGAATCTTTAATATTTCCAAATTTATTAATTTTACAAAGTTCTAATAATCTTAACTCTTTAAATAATTATCATCATTTTACATCATCAACTAATGATAATATTAATTGTTGTTTAGTAAAAAAAGAATTTAAACCACCATTAGATAATGAAAATAGTCTTGGAAAATTCGCTTATAAATATATTCCTTTAAAAAATGAAAAATGTAATTATAATATTCTTACATCAAATAAAGAAGATTTATTTATTGAAAATATTAATGGATGGACAAATAATAAATGTAATAATGTTGAAAGTGATTTAGGTTCATGTAGTTATAATAATAATAAAGAATGCATTGATTATATTGATAAAAAAACTTGTAATAAATATAAGGATATGATTTGGCATAATAAAACGTGTAATGGATAATTAAAGAAATTCTTTATTTTGTCATATACTCATTTTTTATTTTTTTATATTCATCATGACCTAATTCTTGTTTTTTTTTTTCAATTGATTTTAATGCTTTTTCTCTATTTTTTATTTTTAATTCAGTATCTTCATGTGATATTATTTTATTTTTAGTTTGCCAATTATATTTATTAATGATTAAATATCTTTTTTCAAAATTATCAATTGGTAAATCTATTGAATATGTTTCTATTAAATATTTTACAAAATTATTTAATTCACTTTGTAGATCATAAGAATTAATTTTTGTTTTATATTGTTGTTTAACACTATTATTTTTTTTACAAAATTGAATATATTCAACATTATTAACATTACATATTGAAAAATTTGAAGGCATTATTGGTTTCTGTATTATTATATCTTTTTCATTAATACTTTCAGATAAATTACTTTCATTTTCCAAGTTTTGTTCTTGCTTTTGTTCTTGCAAGGGAATTAATTGAAAATTATGATATTCAGGAATATTATAATTTTCAGGAAAAAAATCTAATAAATTTGGATATTTAATTTTTAATATTAAAATTAAATTATTAAATTCTTCTTGTAAATTATTACTAGTTATTTTAATTTTTTTATTAATTTTTTCTTTATTTAGCATTTTAGAATATTGTAAATAATAGCATTCTTTTTCTTTATATAGACTAAAATTAGGTGGTAATATTATTTTATTTGGATTATTTAGTTTTGGAATACTTATTAAATCTTTATCAAGTTTAATATTTTTATTTTGAATTATATAAAAGTCCATATTAATATTGATATATTTTTTATTTATTTTTTTAATAAATATATCTAGTTCATTTTGTATATTATTAGATGTTAATACCATTTTTAAAGAATATCTAATAGTATTTTTATAATCATAAACTAAATGATATTTATCATTAAAAATAGTTAATGTAATATATGTTGGTAAATCTAACTCTTTATCAGCTAGTGATGTTGGTAAATCTAATTCATTATCAGCTAGTGATGTTGGTAAATCTAATTCATTATCAGAAGAAATAAGTTCTCTATTATTAGCTTCATTATCAAGTTCATTAATTTTTTCAATTGCTAATTCTAATTTTTTTTGAATAGATATTTTATTGGATTTAGTAGTTTCCCATCTATCTAATTTAGGATGACCACAAATATAAAAATATTCACGATACTTATTTTCAGATTCATTTAATATTTCTTTTCTATAAACTACATATTTAGGTAATTCCTTACTAGATAATCCATCAAAAAGTTCTTCAGGAAGAGGAATAGCATTTTTCTGTCTTTTTTGTTTATCTCTATTTGAATTTTGAATAGACATATTTACTAATCTTAAATTTTCTTTTCTATTATCTAATTTATCACGATTTATATGGTCTACTGTTCTTTCATATGTTGATAAATCTTCATCATGAACATTCATTATTAATTGATGAAGATAATAAATTTTTTGTTTTTTATTGTTAAGTGTTGTAGAAATATAACCATTTTGTTGTAAATACCAAGAACATCTATAATCTTGTATATTATTTAATGTTAAAACTTTTGATATATCTTCTAAAGATATTTTAGTATAGTGTTCATCAACAATATGCATTAAATAATAAATTTCATTATTAGTATCTTGAACTTTCCAATACATATTTCTATATTGACCAGCATATCTTCCATTGCTAATATGATATGAACTACCATATTCTAAAATTGTATATTTTTTAGGTGGATCAAAAATATTTGAATATCTAAAATCTAAATTTAATTCAATATTGTGAGTTTGATAATCATTAAAATTTAGATTAATAAAAGTAAAATCAATTATTTTTATATCTGGAAATAATAAATCTATTAATTTTATTGGTTTGTTATAAACATAACAAACCCATAATTGTTCCTCTGAATTAAATATAAAATTTTCTTTAGAACATTTTTTTAATTTATTGATTATACAGCATTGTTTAGTATCAATTTTAATAGTATCAAAAAGTATACCACCTGATGCAGTTATTTGTAAAATATTCATATTTGGTTAAAAATTTTGGTTCTAATTAATAATTATTTCAATTTTAATTATTTATTTTATTTATTTTTACAAAAATAAATAAAATATATACAATAGATAACAAATTTAGAAAAATTTTGAAATGGCCACTAATTCGAGTACGCAGTTCCCGCCATACCTGACATAACCCGTAATACATTATAATTCATAGTATAAATATTAATCAAGGAATTAGAATCTTTACCAATGTACTCAGCAATATAGTTTTGTGCAGTACTATTATAAGTTCCGCAATCAACTTGTAAAGTTGCATTATCAATACGTGAGAAATTACAAGTTCCCGATGGTTGATGATCTTCAGCTTTTAATGCAAAAGAATAAACATTAATACCATCGGCAGGAGTATTTGAAAAGTGTTGTAATGGTTGAACATAATTAAAATAATAGCCATCTCTTGCTTGGAAACGATCATGTCCATTTAGTTGTAATTTACCATTGACAACTGGATTATCGGATCCATCTAAGAAATTTCCATAATTAGAATAATCGATTACTTGAATATTTGCATAATCAAGAATAGTTTTACTGTCAGCTGAAGTAAGCAAGTCTTTTAACATATTAGTAGTTTTAGAAATATCTTCCATAGTTAATGTATTATTTAAAACAACAGAGTTATTTAATAGTTCTTGTAAAATAGTGCCTGAAGTCTGTGAAGTAGCTATTCTTGCTGGTCCTGGAGCTCCAGCACCAGCACCAGCTGCATTTTGTCTAACTAATTTAACTTCAAATTTCTTTAATAATGCGGTAAGTGCTCTTGAAGCAATTGTTGTTGCATGTGGTAGTGGTTCAAATAAATCACCGGCAGCTGTAGAAGCTCCAGGCTGAACTTCTACAGAAATAGAAGCTGCTACTGAACCAGCAGCAGCAGTGTTGATTATGGATAAACCATCGGCACATGCAATATACATTAATTTAGCAAATCTATCTGCAACTGATGCCCATTCATTTGCAGTAGTGTATGCAATCCAATTTGATCTAGTATTATATCTTTCTAAATGTGGAGCCCAAATTAAATATTTGCAGGGATGATTAAAATTTAAACGATATTTATTAGATACTGATGCTAATGATTCAGAACCTGTAAATTGTAATTGTTCAATTAAATATTCATGTGAAGCTTGAGCAAATCGTTTTCTTTCTTCTGAATCTAAATAAACATAATCAATAAGTAAATAAGTATCTGCCATCAAAGTAGGTAATCTTGGTAAAGTTGAACCATTAAAGTTAACAATAGTTTCGGCATCTCTGAATTTAAGAGTAATTCTTACATCATGATATTGTAATGCAATTAATGGTAATGCTAAACCATTATTACGATTAAACCAGAAAATTAGAGGAATATATAAAGTATAAGGTTTTTTTCCTTTATTGTTAATTGAAGTTAATTCTGGAACGTCTCCAATCATTTTTGCATATCCTCTTTCTTGTCCTATTTTATGAGTAAGTTCATACCAAACATTTAACCAATCTCCATAATGTTGGTCAATTAAAGACCCACCAATTTCAATTTTGCAATAATCAATCATTGCATGACCAAGACGTCTAACATATCCCCAATAATCGGATTCAACCGCATCTACATTTTTTAAACTTACAACAACATACATATTTGTAATTAAATCACCATTACGATTAATATTACATGTTACGGAACGTCCAAAATCACCAGCTCCATTCCAAGTTTGTTGAATAGGTTCAACTGAAAAATTAGTATGTCTACGATATACTACTTTAAAAAAAGTAATTTGCGGATTTCCAGATAAATAAACATCTTGTGCGCCATAGGCTACGAGTTGCATTAAACCACCTCCCATATCTTATATTATAACTTAGAAAAAAATTTTTAAAATAATTTAATTTTTTTTTTACGCATTTTAAAAAAAAAATTTTTAAAATATTTTTTTTATATTTTTTAAACTATTTTTTAAAATAAAAAAATAATAGTTTAAAAATATAAAAAAATATTTAAAAAAATTATTTGTAAATATTTTTAAACTATTATTTTTAATTTTAAAAAATAGTTTAAAAAAAATATTATCTATTTAATATTATATATATAATGTATAATGAAGAACATTTTTTTGGTAAAAAAAATAAATATGATACAAGTACTTCTATAAAAAAACATAAACATAATAACATTAGAGGTGGAGCCTTACATGAATCAGGTAATCTTCAAGGAGCCTTAGATGAATCAGGTGATCTTCAACTCGCACGAAACATGGCACTACATGAAGTTCACGCTGAGCGTCACCCACAGCGTGTCGCACAGCGTCCCGAACTGCTACCCGAACCGCTACTCGAACATATGGCCGAACATACTGAAGCGTTTAAAGAAGAAAAAAAAAAAAAAATACAATTAATAATAGATGGATTAAAATTAATAAATCATGACAATGAATGTGATTTAGTAGGTAAAAATAAAACTAAAATAACAGGGACGATTCAAAATCTAATTAAAGATTTATATGATAATTTAATATCATCTAACACAATAATAATTCCTGATGACCAAACTTTTACATCTGCCAATAATAAATGTAAATGTAAATTTACCACAATTATAGATGAATATTTTGATGATAGATAATTAAATTATTAAAATTTAATAATAATAAAATTTAAAGAAATCAAAAATTATTTAAATTATATTAATGATAAAAATTAAAAATAATTTATTTGAATAAACATAAGTTTATTCCAATAAATTTTTATTTAAAGAATCTATTAATTGTATCAATATATAAATAACTATGAAAAAGAGTACATTAAAAACTAAAGAATTAAAAAATACTATTAAAGAAATTATTACTTTAGATACAAAACATAAATTAATTATAAATTTAATAAATGATAAAAAAAAAAATAAAGATATATTATTAGGAAAAATTAATAAAATAAATGATGAAATAAAATTACTAAAAATAAATGAACAAGTTAATATAAAAGAAATTGTAATATTATTAAATTCAATAAGAAATATGAAAGATGAATTAACTATTTTAGAATCAGATTATAATGAATTAGATTATTATGATATTACTGGTGATTTATTAATGAATTATTATGAATTAAAAAATAATAAAGAAAATGATCATAAAGAAAAAATTAATATTTTAGATTTTTTTTCTAATGAAAAAAATAATAATAATAAATTACAAGATAATACTAAAACAATTTTATTAGATAAATTTAGTAAGAGAATAGATAATTATAAATTAATAAACAATAATTTTTCAAATAGAATTAAATATTGCAATGAATGTATTATTGAAAAAATTTTAGATATATCTGAAAGTGCTTATATATGTCCCTGTTGCGGAGATACTGAAAATATTATTATTGATGATGATAAACAAATAAAAGAATATTCACCATATCGTAGATTAAATCATTTTAGAGAATGGTTAAATCAATTTCAAGCAAAACAAACACCTGAAATATCTGAGCAAATTTTTATTGATATTGTAAAAGAGTTAAATAAGAATCGAGTTACTAATTTATCATTATTAAATAAAAAAAATATGAAAACAATTTTAAAAAAATTAAATTATAATATATATTATGAACATACCGCTTATATTATTAATAAATTAAATAATTTACCACCACCTAAAATTACAAGAGATATGGAAAAAATTTTTATATCAATGTTTTTAGAAATTCAAGAACCATGGGAAAAATATAAAATAAGTACTAGAAAAAATTTTTTAAGTTATTCTTATGTTTTACATAAATTTTGTGAATTATTAGAATTAGATCATTTGTTAGATTGTTTTCCATTACTTAAAGATCCTGATAAAATTATGGAAAATGATGATATATGGGAAAAAATATGTAAGCATTTAAATTGGGAATATATAAGTTCATTTAAATGAAATAATTTATATAAAATATATTAGTTCATTTAAATTATATTATTAGTTCATTTAGAATGGTTTTTATATTAAATAATTTTATTTAAAATAATTATTCTTTATTCCAAAATGATAATATTGATTTTGTTGAAATTTTAATATCATAATTTTCTTTAATTTTTATTCTAGCCATTTTAGAATCATTATTTACAATAGCTTTTATATCATTAATAAATTGAATTATTTCATCATCATATTTTTTTTTTTTTTTTATTTGAGTTTTTAATTATTTTTTTAATTTTTTATCTTTTTTTTTTTTTTTTTTTTTTATATGAGTATTTAATTCATATTTTAATTTTCTACCTTCTGATGTTTCATTCCAACCATCAATAATAATTTCATTTGAATCAACTTTATCATGACATAAAGTACATAATGTCACTAAATTAGATTCATTATTTTTTTGTAAATAAAATTTATTTAAATTAATTCCATTTATAGGATTAAAATCTTTTTGCCAAACAATATGATGCGTTTCTAATTTATCTTTACAATTACAAATTTCACATTTATTCATATATATTTTAGAATTATATTTACTTTTTTTATCACAAGAATCATTATTTTCATATTCTTTTAAAATTTCTAAAGTTCTCTCATTAAAGTTATTATTTTTCATTAAATATTTTGCTATTTGTAAACCATAAAATGTATCACCCTGTCCATTTAATAAATTTCTATCATAAATTAATATATCATTAACAGAATCATATGTTAATTTTAAATGTTTTATTTTTATATTATTTATTTTTTTTACACATTCCATATTAGAAATATCATGTAAATGCGTTGCAGTTATAAAACTAGATTTTGCAGCTGATAATACTTCCAACATATAACATATAATAATTATACCACTTTTTATTTCACTACCCGAAGCTATTTCATCAGCAACAATTAATGTTTTATTATCATTTCTTTTTAAAATAGACATTAATTCCATCATTTCAACCATAAATGAGCTTTGACCTCTAAACATATTATCATTATTACCAATTCTTGTAAATAAAGCCTTATAAGGATTATAAATAAAATTTGATGCAGCAACATAATATCCTATTTGCGCTAAAATAATATTAACAGCTATAGACTTCATTAACGTTGATTTACCTGATGAATTAATACCATATAATAATATACCATCTTGTTCCATATTACAACCAAGTTGAATATTATGTGGAATATATGATGTATCAGTTTTTATTTTTTCAACTATAGGATGACGTAATTCTGTAGCATTTATAAAACTATATTCAGATAATTCAATAATTGGCATTGAATAATGATTATTTATTGCACAAATTGCACCACTATTAATAAAATCTATAAAAGCAATTTTATTAGAACATTTATATAAATTTGAATTAAATTTATCTTTAAATTCTAAAATATTATTTTTAAATGATTCTTTTAATTGTTTTGCCAATATAAATTTATAATTAATTAATTCACTAGATATTTCTTTAATTTTTTTACAAGTTATTTTAGTTGATGGGGATTTAGGCAATTCGGTAAATTCTAAATCATTAATACTAATTTCTATATTATTAATTTTAATTAAATCTTTAAAATTTTTTTTTAAAATTAAACATCTTTTATTAGTAATTAATAAATAATATCCATCTCTATCATTATTTTTGATTGTAATTAGATTTTCATTTTTCTTATCATTTATTAGTTTTTCTAATTCTTTTACTAAATATATCATAAAATTTTGACATATATTAATATTATCTTGTAATGAATCTAAATTTTCATTATAATTTTTGTTATAAAAATTAAAATCACATTCTGTAAAATTATTAAAATTTAAATTATTAATTTTTTCTAAAATAAATGTATCTTCTATCCATATAATTATTTTTTTTACATTTTTAATTAATTTATTATTAATATCTAGTAATTCTAATAAATTATTATTATGACAATATTCAAATAATTTATTTATTTGATAAACTGATAAATATAAATTATATAATTCATATGGATTTAGTATATTCATCTCAATTTTTCTAATTATTTTATCTAAATCATATATATCTTCTAAATAATTAATAATTTTGGAATAATGATTATTTTCAATTAAATTCTTTATTATATTATATCTTAAATTGATTTCTGTAGTATTTATTAAAGGAAATTTTAATTGATTATTTAAATATTTTTTACCAATAGGAGTTTTAGTATAATTTATTATATTTAATAAATTAGAATTTATATTTAATTGTTCTAAAGCTCTATTACCTAAATATAAATAACAATCATTATCAAAAATTTTAGGTTCTTTTAAATTATTTACTAAATTAACTTGATGAGATATAACATAATCTAATAATATAACTAAACTTAAACGAGCCCAATTAATAAATTCTAAATGTAATCTTTCAATTATATCAATATTTGATTCTAATTTATATACTTCAGTTAATAATTTTCTTTGCCATATAATTTTTGTATGTTCTTTAATTTTAATAGTATATATATTTTTCATATCAATATTTAAATAATTAATTATTTCATTAATTTTCATATTTACTATTATTTCATTTTCATTTATATTATTTAATAAAATAACTTCATTTGGTGGATATTTATCTAAAAATCTTAAAGTATCATCTAACGCAATTAATATATCATTTGGTTTTGAATAGGTTTCATATACAGAACCTTCACCGGTTGATAAATCATATGCTGATAAACCAATACATAATTTATCTTTAATTTTTTCTAAAACTATTGAAACTAAATATAATGTTTTAAAATTTTGTTTATTAATATGAGTTGCTGGACTATATATTCCAGTCACATCTCTCTTTGGATTAGGGGGGTCAGATACTTGATCAATAAGTATTACTGTATAATTTAAGTCAATTAATTTATCTATAAAATTAAATGTTACATATATTGGAAATCCTAACATACGTGGATTTGATTTTGATAAAGGTATTTTATTATTTTTCATTGTGCATGTTACATCTAATTGTTGTGCTAATTTCATTAAATTAATACCGTCAGTATCAGTACAATATGCTTCATGAAATGAACCAACTTGCATTAATATTATAGTTCTATTAATTCCATATATTTCTGAATAATAATTATGTATATCAAAATAATTTTTAACTAAAATAATTTCCGGATATTTATATTTGTTTAGTTGTTCCATATCTATTATAAAATGAAATTATTTATTTAAATAAACAAAAAGTTATTTTATTAAAAAAAAATATTTAAAAAATAATATTTTATCATATATATATATAATGGAAAAAAAATCAAGAGCAAAAATAACTAATAGTAAAAAATCATCAAATAATATTGTAGTTGATGTACCAAATACACCATCTGATAATCAAGAAATACTCATTAATAAAATTAGTACAAATGATGCAATATCCTTACAACTTACAGAAATAATAGATGAACCTTCTCAAGAAATTGTAGATGAATCAACTACTGAAATCATAGAGGATCCTAATGCGAAAGTTATAAACAAACAACCATTAGAAGTAATACCCTTACAATCTACAGAAGTTATACCCTTACAATCTACAGAAATTATAGAGGACTCATCTAAAGAAATTATACTAGAACAACCATTAGAAATTATACCCTTACAAACTACAGAAATTTTACCCTTACAATCTACAGAAGTTTTACCCTTACAATCCTTAGAAGTTTTACCAGAACCATTAGAAATAATACCCTTACAAACTACAGAAATTTTACCAGAACAACCATTAGAAGTTATACTCTTACAATCCTTAGAAGTTTTACCAGAACCATTAGAAATAATACTAGAACAACCATTAGAAGCTATACCAGAACAACCATTAGAAGTTATACCTGAACAAACTACAGAAGTTTTACCACAACCATTAGAAGTAATACCAGAACCATCATTAGAAGTTTTACTAGAACCATTAGAAATAATACCCGAACCATCATTAGAAGTTATACCAGAACCATTAGAAATAATACCAGAACAATCATTAGAAGTTTTACCAGAACAATCCACAGAAGTTATACCTGAACAAACTACAGAAGTTTTACCAGAACCATTAGAAATAATACTAGAACAACCATTAGAAGTTATACCAGAACCATTAGAAATAATACCAGAACAATCATTAGAAGTTATACCAGAACCATCATTAGAAGTTTTACCAGAACAACAATTAGAAATAATACCAGAACAACTACTAGAAGTTTTACCAGAACCATTAGAAATAATACCCGAAGCATCATTAGAAGTTATACCAGAACAAACTACAGAAGTTATACCAGAACAACCATTAGAAATAATACCAGAACAACTATTAGAAATAATACCAGAACAAAATACAGAAGTTATACCCTTACAATCTACAGAAGTTTTACCCTTACAATCTACAGAAGTTATACCCTTACAATCTACAGAAGTTTTACCCTTACAATCTATAGAAGTTATACCCTTACAATCTACAGAAGTTATACCCTTACAATCTATAGAAGTTTTACCCTTACAATCTACAGAAGTTTTACCCTTACAATCTACAGAAGTTTTACCTGAATTACATACTAATGAAATAATTATATCGGATAATATAATTAATGATAATAATTTAGATATTATAACAGATAATAATCCAAATATGACTAATGAAATGAACGAAATTGTAACCAGAATGAGACGTAAAATTGCTTCTAGATTATCTAATGAAATGAATTTGACTAATATATCAAATGAAATTACTGCAATAAAAAATACTGAAAAAGAAAATGCAAGAATACATGCTGAATTATTAAGACAAGAAGAAGAAAAAAATAAACAGGAAAATGAAGACCTAGAACGAATACGTAATATGGAATATTTAGAGAGAAATAATGAAGAAATTAGATTACGTAAATTAATTGAAGATATGAATAATCAATTAATAGAAAATAATAATAAATTAAAAGCTAATTTAAATATTAGAAGATTAATACCACAACGTAAATATAATAATACTACTAATAATTTAAATACTATGGAAAATATTATTAACAAAAATGATATATCTAAAATGATAAATGAAAAAAAAGAACAATTAATTAAATATAAAGAAGAATTAAAATTAATTGAAAACATTAAAATGCAAGAAAAAGATTTAGAAGAAAAAAGAAAAACAGAAGAGATTATTTATGCTGAAAATTTAATGATACAACAAAAATTAAAAGATTCTCAAAATTTATTAAGTAAAAAATTTATTTATATTAAAAATTTTAGAAAATGATTTATAATTTTTTAATAAAATATTCTTTAATATTAAAAATATTAGTTCTCAAATCATACCAATTCAAATTAGTTTTTTGTATATATTTACGTAATAAATTATAAATATGTTTTTCACCTTTACTAGATTTAAAATATTCAATTTGATTTTTATATTTTATATAATTTGCATCATTATTAATCCAATGTAAAATTTTCTTTTTAAAAAATTTAGTAACATCTTTTCTAAGTTCAGGGTCTTTATTTACATTTAAATAATATACATCAGTATTAACTAAAACAGGTTGTTCAATATATGAATTAGGTACTATTACAGGTGAATTATAATATGTTGGCCAAACTCCAGGACTAATAAAACTATTCATTAAAATATATTAGATAAAATTAAATTATTTTTTATTAAATAATTATTTTTTTTTTTAATTCTAATTTAATATCATCATATATATTAAAATAGAAATCATTTTGTTTATGTTTATCAATCCATAATTTTAAATGTTTTTTTAAAAAAATAATAATACTTGATTTAGATTTATCATTTATTAAAAATGAAGTTTTTGAATCTCCAACAATTATTTTATTATGTAAATAATATTCAAAAATAAATGAAAATATATAAATTAAATAATTAATATATTTTTTTAGAACTTTTAAATTAACAATAACCCAACAATGAAATAATCTTTTTATTGTTAAAAAATTAGTAGTTGATAAATTATTTTTAATATATAATTCTAAATCTTCAATTTGATAAATATTATATGAGTTTAATATATCTTTTAATGATATTGATATTGGTGCAATGTAATTATTAGATTCAGTATTATCATAATGATTAATAATTGATTTATAATTTTCATTATTATAAATTATTCTTTTATTCATAATTTAATTAAAATTAGAAATTTTTTAATATAATTAATACTTATTTTTTAATATATAAATATATATAATATATGCAGAGAACTTATGATTTAAATAAGGATCAAGTTGAGTTTAATATTAATATTTGTTATTTAGATAATGAACAGAAAAAAATAATTAAAAATAATCCACATTGTGGAGAATTTTTTTGTAAATTATCTAATATTAATGATTGTTATAAATGTAAAAATTTTTTAATTAAAAATAAAAATATGCAAATGTATTATAAGAAATTTGATAATAGAAATATGAATCAAGAAAATTTTACATTTTGTAATGAACAATGTAATCATGGTTATATATATGATTATTTAAATAGAAATGATGAAAAATTAAGTGGAAATTGTGATATTGACAAATATAAAAATTATAAAAAATTTTATAGAAATAAATTTATTTATAGATTAAATCAAATAAAATATAGAATCAATTATGAAAATACGTTTCCAAAACCAAAAACAGTTGTTCATTGGGGACAACTAAAAATGTTATTAATAACAATTATTTTTTTTATTAATAAAATTAAACAAGATGATGAAAAAATTCATATTATATACCCAGGTTCGGCAAGAGGAGATGATATATTAATATTATGTAATATGTTTCCAAATACTATATGGCATTTAATTGATCCAAGAGAACATCATCCAAAATTATATAATCATCCACAAATTGCAGAAATAATTACTGATTTTTTTACTGATGAAATAGCTAAATATTTTTATGAAAAATTTAAAGATAGAAAATATAAATTATTTTTAATTTCAGACATTAGAAAAGCTATTGATGATGAATCTGTTTTAGATGATCAAGAATCTAATATTAAATGGCATAAAATAATAAGCCCAGATTATAGTTATTTTAAATTTAGATGTGGATATGATACAGAAGAAATTTATAAATATTATAAAGGTAAAATTTTTTTACAACCTTTTGCACCTTTAAGTTCAACTGAAACAAGAATATTACTAAAAAATAAATTAAAAGAACATGATTATAATATAAAAAAATATCAAGGAAAAATGTTTTATTTTAATAGAATAATAAGACCTTCATATCATTTAAAAGCTATTATTAATAATAATAATTATTTTGATCATTGTTATGATTGTACATATTTTTCTTATTTAATAAGAAATTATTTAAATAAATTTCCAAAATTTAATCCATTTGAAACAACAGATATTTTTACTATAATGATGAAAATTACAAATTTAATATCAAAATATACAAGTAATAAAATATTAATATGTAATTCATATATCAGAAATAATTTAATCTAATTAGTAAAATATAGATTGTATAATTTAATATCAATACTCTTTAGAAAATCTTTTAATTCAGATTTATGTTTAATTTCTGGTTTGTATGAACAAATATAACTAAATACATATGGAGTATTTTTTATTGCTATTTGTAAAAGTTCAATATCATGAAGTAATATATTAGTTTTCGATAAATATTGTAATGATATTCCATTTATTGATAACGCTAATTTTACAAATTGTTTATCTTCTTGTAATCTCTTAGAAGCAAATTGTATTGCTGTTCCTGCATTATGATATGCTTTCGTAATTACAATAGTCATTATTTCTTCATCATCGCAAGGCAATGGTAAGCAATATTGAATTGATAGTGCATTATTTTTAACTGCTAATAGTGAAAGGATTTTATCATATCTAAATTTTGAATCAACCCATTTTAATATTAATCCATCTATTTGTATAATAGATTTAATAAAATCATAATTTAATAAAAAATCAAAATGTAAATTATTTTTGTTTAACATTTCTAATATTT